TGCTATTAGTGATGCAGGGTTTAGAAGAGCCATACAGCGTCTTGATGACCAAGATGTTCCTATGGATAATCGTAACTTTGTTATCCCACCTGTAGCTAGAAACGTAATGATGGGTCTATCACGATTCACAGAACAAGCATTTACAGGTGAAGCTGGTAATGCTAACACTATTAGAAATGGTCAGATTGGTGACATATATGGTATCAAAGTGTATGTATCTACCAATGTAGACACAACTAGTGGTTCTGGCGGTGCTAGAGTATGTTTGTTATTCCATCCTGAGTTTGGAGTATTAGTTGAGCAACTTGGTGTTCGTGTTCAAACACAATACAAGCAAGAGCATTTAGGTACACTTTTAACTGCTGATACCTTATATGGTACTGGTGAGCTAAGAGATACATCTGCTGTTGCACTTGTTGTCCCAGCTTAATTTTAATAACAGGGTTGGCTCTAGCAGTCAACCCTTTTCTTTATAAGGATGAATAATGGCTACAGTAAAAAGAGGAGAACTCAGACAGTTTCAGGGAGCTTTTTCTGATACCTGGGCAATCAAAGATACATTTAATTTTGGTTCAGTAGCAGATGGCAATGAAGAAGCTACTGCTATTACAGTATCTGGTGTAGGTGTAGGTGATATGGTATTAGGTGTAGCAACTAGCAGTTCTGCACAAGATTTAAACCTTATTGCACAAGTAACAGGAGCAGATACAATAGAGTTTCAAGTAGAAAACAATACAGGTGGTGCTATTGATTTAGCAACTGCTACATATACTTGCTTTGTTGGAAGACCAAACTGGTAAACATTATAGCCCTCTTCGGAGGGTTTTTTATGTTAAGGAATAATTATGGCTTTTTTTAGAGGTACAGGCGGTGCAGGTACTGCTACATTTGAGCAACTACCTTTAGCTATCAGTGAGGGCGGTACAAGTGCGACTACTGTAGCTTCTGCTAGAGCATCACTCTTACCTGATTTCTCTGGTAATGCTACTTTTGTACTTGCAGTAAACTCTAGTGCAACTGATGTAGAATTTGTTACAGCACAATCTACAATTAGTTATTCTGATGCTACTGCAAACTTTACAGGAATATTACAAGAAAGCGGTAGTAATGTACTAACAAGTGCTGATATTGGTGTATCAGTAGCTTCTGCTGGTGTTACAGGAGGAGGTGTTAGTTATTCTGATGCTACTGCAAACTTTACTGGTGTGTTACAACACAGTGCTAGTAATGTATTAACACAATCAATGATAGGTGTATCAGTTCAAGGTTATGATGCTGATACAGCTTTTTTAGATGCTGCTACGGCAAACTTTACAGGAGTGCTACAAGATGGAGGAAGCACAGTTCTAACAGAATCAAGTACAATTGAAGGGGGTACTTACTCATGACAACCATTTTAACTAAAAAGAAAGACTCATCAGGAGTACCAGCTACCGCTGATATCACTAGTGCTGTTGGAGGAGCAGAATTAGCAGTCAATACTGCTGATAAAAGATTATATACAAAGAATAGTAGTAATGTTATTGTAGAAGTAGGTACAAACCCAGCATCATTAAACTTAAATGCAGACTTAACAAACACATCAGGTAATTTAGTAGTAGATCCTGCAACACAAGTATTTGAGATAAAAGGTGATGGTTCTTCAGCAGAAGGACAAATACAGTTAAACTGTCATGCTAACACACATGGTCAAAAGTTAAAAGCACAAGATCATTCTCTTAGTGCTACAAATACAATGTTACTACCATTAGGTGCTGATTCTACGTTAGTATCTGAGGTAGGCACAGCTACTGTTACACATAAAACTATAGATGCTGCTGTTAGTGTTAGTGCTGCTGGAGCTATAACAAGCGGTACAATAGTATCTGATGTAGATGGTAATTTAAGAGACATACCTGTAAGTCAAAACATATCAGGTAATTATACATTAGCCATAGGAGATGCAGGTAATCAAATAAATGTTAATGCTTCTAATGCAATCATAACTGTTCCTACAGGAGTATTTGCAGTAGGTGATATTGTATCAGTTATATCAGTAAATGGATGTACAGCATCATTAGCTTGTACTGCGGTAAACGCAGTCAAGGCAGGAGATTTAGCAGCAACTGCTTTGCATACACTAGATGCAAACGGAGTTGCTAGTATCATGTTTAGTTATTCAGCAGACTTAGCTGTACTTACTGGGAATATTTCATAATGACTGGAATACATCAATTATTATTTTCTAATTTTTCTGTTGATACGTCAACAACTCTTAGTTCTATAGAAGCGTTAGTTGTTGCTGGAGGAGGAGGCTCTGCTGGAAATGCCTCTGGTGGAGGCGGAGGAGGTGGGCATCTAATCAATACATCTTTTGCAGCAACAGTTGGGCAAAGTTTTACAGTTACGGTTGGTGGTGGAGGTGCATCTGGAGGATCTAGTGCTGGAAGTAGGGGGACTAATTCTGTGTTTAGTACAATTACCTCTACTGGTGGTGGCGGTGGAAAAGAAAGAAGTAGTGCTGGGACAGAATTTGATGGTGGTTCAGGTGGAGGAGGAGGGGCTAATAATGCTCCAAACGGAACAGGTGGTTCTGGAAACACACCTGGAACAACTCCCTCGCAAGGAGCGGACGGTGGTAATGGATCAACAAACAGTGGCGCTCCCTATGCTTATGCAGGTGGTGGAGGTGGTGGAGGCGGTGTTGATGGTATACAAGGAGGAAATGCTACAACTGACGTGAGCGGTAATGGAACAGGGGGCAATGGCGGTAATGGAACTGAGTCTTCAATCACTGGTACTGCGATTCCACGCTCTGGAGGTGGAGGAGGAGGTGCATTTGGAAATACATCAGCTACAGGAAGTAGTGCTGGGTTAGGCGGTGGAGGTGCTGGACAGTCTGGAAGTCATGGGGTTGCAGGAACAGTAAATACTGGAGGTGGAGCTGGGGCTGGCGGATATGGGCCTGGTGTATTGAACGGTGCTGCTGGAGGATCTGGAATTGTTATTATTGCCTATCCTGATACTTTTGCTGATATTACAACTATAGGGGCTGGTCTTACACATACATTAGATACATCTTCTCGTTCAGGTTATAAAGTTTACAAATTTACTGCTGGTTCAGGAACAATAACTATTTAGGATTTTTACATGGCACATTATGCACTTTTAAATTCGGAAAATATAGTAACAGGGGTTATTACAGGAAAAGATGAAACTGATACTACACATAATTGGGAAGAATATTATGGAAATTTTCATAATTGTGTAGCAAAAAGAACGTCATACAATACTTCTGCAAATACTCATAAAAACGGTGGAACTGCATTTCGAGGCAACTACGCAGGAATAGGTTATACATACTTTTCAGATTTAGATTTATTTATGTCACCTAAACCTTATAACAGTTGGTCTATGTCTACTGCTGATGCAACATGGATAGCTCCTTCTGCTATGCCTACCGATGGCGGTATGTATGATTGGAGTGAGGATAATCAAACTTGGATTAAATTAGATTGATAACTCATTCTTTGTTTCCGACTGCGGTTACATTTTTTCAACATAAAGGAATAACAGAAAAAGAAATAAAGTTTATAACTGAACAAAAGACAAGAGATAATAAAGGTAATACAACATCAATTGATAATAATATTTTAAATAATAAAGAAATGAAAAAAATAAAGCAATTTATAGAAAAGTCTGTAAAAGAATATTTTAAAAATATATATCAACCTAAAAAGAATATTGAGCCTTATATAACTCAATCATGGTGCAATTATACAAAAGAAGGTCAGTTTCATCATAAACACGCACACCCTAACAGTTTTATATCTGGTGTGTTTTATGTTCAAGCTGATAAAACAAAAGATAAAATTTATTTTTTTAAAGAAGAATACAAACAAATAAAAATACCTGCTAAAGAATATAATCTTTTTAATAGTGATAGTTGGTGGTTTGAAACAGGAACAAATGATTTAGTTATCTTTCCTTCTAACTTAATTCACATGGTAGAAAAAGTAGTAGGTAAAGAAAGAATAAGTTTATCTTTTAATACATTCTTAAAAGGTTACATAGGTGAAGATACAGAATTAACTGGATTACATATAGGAGCATAAGATGGCACACTTTGTAGAGTTAAAATGGATTGATATAAGTGGTTCTAGTGCAGGAGGTGTTTAAACGATGAATACAGAAGAGTTACTAAACGAACTAGACAAAAGACTAACATCCCATGAGGCTGTATGCGC